TGATGCCTATGGTGCATCTAATCTTCTGAAAGCTAATGCTGCAGCTGGTGGTAGGAACATACCCACCTTCGGTAAAATACTTGGTATGTCAGGTGGTGGTATGGTCGGTGGTGAAAATGATAATTTCGCAAAAGAGATGATCAAGGTCCATGAGGGACTACGACTTGACAAATACCTTGATAGTCGTGGATTCCCAACGATTGGTTATGGTCACTTAATTGAGAAAGGTGAATCGATGCCTGACCGTATCACCAAACAGAAGGCAGATGAGTTATTTGATATGGATTATGAACATCATAAGGCAGCTGCAAAGAAGATTCCTGGATACGATAAGGCGAGTGGATTACAAAAAGCAGCTCTGATTGACCTGACATTTAATATGGGTCCTGCATGGGCAAGTGGATTCCCATCATTCAAGAAGGCATTTGCTGCTGGTGATTATGATCGAGCAGGAAAGGAGTTAGTTGACAGTGCATGGTATGGTCAAGTCGGTCGAAGAGCACCAACGATTGTGAATCTGATCAAGGGTAAGAGTGCTAATGCAGCATATCTTAAAGATGCACCTAAACCAACACCAGGAACTGGTGGATCGAATCAAGCACAGATGTCTTCTTCATCCCCATCCTCCTCATCTGACATTCAACCATACAGTAGTAGTGGTGGTGGAGGAGCACAAGTAGCCATTCCTTTACCTCAAAAACAATCAGGCACAAATAGTGCATCATCCGCTGGTCAAAAATCAGTCCCAGGATTTTCTGCTGAGGACATGAATAATTTTGATTTGATAGTCGTTAAATCAATCTATAACATAGTTGGATAAGATATGGCAATACAAGCTTTACTGGGAGGATTAACCAAGGGTCTTGCAAGTGGTGCAGCCAAAAAAGCGATAAGTGGTGGTGGTAAGAAGAATAAAGATGCAAAGAAGTTTGTTGCTGGAAAAGATGCGGCTGCGATTGTAAAACAAGAAAAACAGGGTGTTGTTAAAAAATCGGACATTATTCCGAAAAGACAGACAAAGTTTATAAGTCTTCCATCTTCAGTCTACAAGGTACCAGATACAAAGACTGATAAAGATGTATCTGTCGATAGTCTCAAGAAACAACTTGATAATATTGATAAGACTACTCAATCATTGATATTGATTGGTAAGACTGAGAATGAAAATCTTCAGGCAATGGCCCGAAGTATTGAAGAAGAATCCGACAAAAGGGATAGAGAAAGACTTGAAAATAATTTAGAAAAAGGAAAGAAGAAGGGGAAGAAAGGAGCATCTTTTATTACACCACAAGGTGGATTTGATCCTTTAGGTTTTCTATCAAATATTCTTTTGGGGGGAGCTGCTTTAGGTCTTCTCAATCTTATTAATGGAAAATTTGGAAATCTTGGTAAGATGGACGTTGGTCCATTAAAGAATTTTCTTGTTGCTGCTGCTACTTTACTCAAACCAGCAAAAAATGCCTTAAAAGGTATAGGTTCTAAATTAGGTGCATTAGGTGGTAAATTAAAATCAAAATTTACTAAAGCTATTGGTAATTTTGGAAAGGGTATAAAAAATCTTGTAAAAGGTGTCAAGAATTTATTACTTAAAGCAATAGGTATAGAACCAGGGACACCATCATCAAAAGGAAATACTAAAAAGGATGGAAGTAGAAAAAATAAACGCAGTCCTAAAAAACCCACGAGCAACAAACCTCCAAAGGTAAAAAGAACACCACCAAAAATCAGACCTGGATCAATTGCTGATAAGGCGATCAAGACAAATAATCGTCTCAAAGAGGCTATAAAAAATAATAAGCCAGCCAGTAATTTTGTTAAGGGTGCCAAAGCAACTGGTAATGTGGTAAAAGGTGGTGTACAAAAAGTAGCTCAAGGAGCAAGAAGTGCTGTTAACACTGCAAAGGCAGTTGCCAGGGGTGTTAAGGCAACAATGGCAGCCACTAAGAATTTCTTAGGAAGAGTTCCGATCCTTGGGTCATTATTAGTTGGTGTCTTCACTCTCTTCGAAGATGAAGATGGGGATGGAAAACCTGACATGAAGTTTGATAAGGCACTATTCAAGGCGGGTGGGGCCGCACTTGGTGGTGCTATTGGTTCTTTCATTCCAATTCCTGTTATTGGAACAATGCTTGGTACCTTTATTGGTGAATATATTGGTGATATTTTTTACGAGTTACTGAGAGGTGGTGGTGTCAATGCTGTTGGAGAGAAATTAAAGAAAGATTTTCAGGAAGCATTGAAAGGTTTTGAATGGATCGGAGGTATCTTAAAAGATGCTGGAGACGCTGCATTAGAGTGGATGAAGGGTGTCTTCACCAGATTTTATGAGGCACTTCCAAAGTTGAAGTTCCCTGAGAAGATTGGTATCGGTTGGGCATCGATAGACTTCCCGTTCGGTCTTGGTGGTAAAGAAATCCCTCATCCAAGAATGTTCACTACTGGAATCGTTGAACTTCCTGCTGCAATGATGAAGGCCATTACAAATCCAGATAATACATCAAAGGGATCTGTTGATGCACCTAAGGCAGATGTCAATAATCCAGAGGAAGGATCTGGAAGTTCCCCTCATGTGACCTCTACATCGGGTTCTTCATCTCCGTCCACAATTACACCTGTTACATCTGGTGGTTCTCTTAAGGATACAGTTGATACTGTAAACTTCCAGGAAATTGGTGCAGGAAAGGGTCCTGTTGGAATGACAAGTGGAAGAGGTAGAAGATGGGGTAAGATGCACCGCGGTGTTGATATTGGAACCAGTGGTCAGAAAGGTTGGTATGTTGCTCTCAAACTCAAGGGTAAGGTTAGTGATGTAGGAACCTTTGCAGGTTATGGAGAAACTGTTATCATCACATCAGGTGGTAAGGATTACCTGTTTGCACACCTGGCAGCAGGTAGTATTATGGTCAAGAAAGGTCAGAACTATAATGGTGAAGTCATTGGTGAGATCGGTAACACTGGTGCTGGAACTGGTGAACACCTCCACTTCGAAGTCAGTCCAGAAGGGACTGGTGGTTATCAACAGGATGAAGATCCAATGCCTTATGTTCAGTATCTACAGATCGGTAGATATGATGGTACTGCAAACAGTGATCAAGGACAGAATGACACCTCTTCTCAGGGCGAATTGAGTGTAGAACAACCACCTAAGAGAAGTGACTTTGGTTCTGGAAGAAGTGGTGGTAAGGCATTTGCACAAGCACAAAAAGAATATAAAGAACGACAGGCTCAGGCACAATTAAGTTCATCACAACCATCCACACAAAGTCAAGCATCTAGTACAAGTAGTATTTCACAAGGAACTTCATATACACCAGGACCAGGATCATCAGGCACAGGTACGGTGATTGCTCCTATGCCAGCACAAGCACCTGCAAGTGGAGGCGGAGGTGGTGGAGGAGCACCTGTTGGTGGTATTGGTCCGTCTACAAAAGACGTAGTAAATAGTTATTATATGTCACAGCTTCTTGGCTTCTTATATAAACAGGGATAATGTCACAAGATTCACTTACAGGACCATCTAATATTCAAAAGTTCAAAATCTCTTCAAACCAGGGAGGTGATTCTGCAGACCTTACTGGTGGTGTTGTTGATTTTAGATATTATGAGAGTGTACTGTCTAATAATGTCACAGCAACAGCAGTGATTACTGATAGTGGTTTCAAGGGTGAAGGTGACACACTTAAGGAAGATAAAGGTGTGTTAGACAGTCTTCCTATCAGAGGTGGTGAGAGAACTGATATTGTTATCGAAGATAATTATGGTAATCAACTTACATTTAAGGATGGATTGTATGTGAATAGAGTGAGGGGTGCGGATCCTGGATCTCAGAAAGAAGTATTTTCAATCGACTTTGCATCTAAAGAATTTTTTGCAAATGAACAGTCAAGGGTACTGGGAAGATATGAAGGTAAAATATCTGATCATGTCAATAAAATTATCACTGCAATGGAGGGTACTCTTGTAAAGGTTGATAATACATCCCTGAATTACAACTTCATCGGTAATGATAGAAAACCATTTTACACTTGTACCTGGTTAGCATCGAAGGCTGTTCCTGATAAAGATGTTGGTAAGAGAGCAGGATATCTCTTCTTTCAAACAAGAGATGGATTTTTCTTTAGATCTATTGATAGTATCTTTGATGAGGATGCTGGTAAGAAATATATCCTAAACAATACTGGTCAACTACCTCAGGGGTATACTGCAAATATTCTTGACTATAGTATTGATAGTGATATTGATTTAAAATCCAATCTTACATTGGGTACATATAATAGTAGAGCTATCTACTTCAATCCATTTGCAATGGATTATTATGTCAAAGAATTTAAATATCAATCGGATAGTCTTGGAAAGGCTGGTAAGTATTTTGGTGGAGATCAAGTTGCAGAAGAATTTACACAGACTCCAACCAGATTGATGAGTCATATATTTGATGTTGGTGCAATGCCAAATGGATCTGGTAATGATCAATTGGCCCAATGGAAAGCAAATTCTACAGCACCAAATTATGACGCTGAGAACACCATGGCACAATCAGTCATGAGATATAATCAGATCTTCTCTGTCAAGACTAATATCACTATTCCTCTCGATTATAGTATCAAGGCAGGTACTCTTGTTCAATGTGACTTCCCAGAAGTTAGTGGTGAACATAACATGGAAAAGAACGAACAGACAGGTGGGATATATATGGTAGCAAGTGTGTGCCATAGAAACACACAACGTGAAAGTTTCACGAGATTGGCTCTGGTTAGAGACTCATTCGGAAGTAAAACAGGTTTCAAATGATCGAACAAGGACTCTTTAAAAGATATTTTGTAGGTAGAGACGGATTCATCTGGTGGATCGGTCAGATCGCTCCTGAATCTACATGGAAAGATAATAAACCTGCTGGTCCTGTCGGATCCAATGGAGACATGCAGGGTTTTGGTGAGAGATATCGTGTCCGTATCATGGGTTACCATACGGCAGATGTTGATAGTCTTCCAGATGAAGAACTGCCGTGGGCGTACATCATGTATCCAGTCACGGCTGGTACAGGTAGTAGAGGAAGTTCTGCGTCAGCAAATATAACTCAGGGTGATTTTGTCTTTGGTTTCTTCATGGATGGTGAAGATGCTCAGATGCCAGTCATCATGGGTCTTCTTGGTAATAATGAATATGCTGCAGTTCAAAAGAATATTACACCAGC